TCGTCTTCGATGTAGAAGAGACTGTCTTCTTGGAATGCTGACTTCTGGTCAGTTCCGATTCCAACTTTCGTGATTCCATACTGCTTGCTGTACTCTCCGTTGACGTATGCGAACGGATCTCTGATTCCATACCAGTTAGAGAAGCTCAAGTCGTCGATGTCATAGAATTGATACTGCTTTCCGATCTTGTTAGAGTACGTTATTGGATCGAGAACTTTGACGGCTCTCTTTCCCTGAACAACTTTGATGTATCTGAGCTTTGAAGATGCAGTAGCGCTGACCTTTCCAGACAGCGTAATGTAGCCGTCTTGCTGTGTCTCATATCCGTTCACTGCGTAGAGGATCTTCTTGCGCCATGATGGACTCTGGCCGTCTCTAACGTCAGCTTCTGTGAGAGTATATGAGTAGCAAGCGTCAAGCATGAAGTCATGTCCATTGAACGTGAACTTCAGATCTTCGTTGTTGAACCAGATAGTGTCTCCAGCTTGAACAGTGGAAGGCAGAGGTCCTCTCAGCTCGATAGAGATGTTGCCGACAGCAGGAACTGCTCTCTTCGGTTGATAGCCGAGATTCTTTCCGAGCTTGATGATGGAAGAGTCTAGCTTAGCTGTGTCGAGATAGTTCTCTTCGGCGGTTCTCTGGATGTAGTAGTTCGTCATATCCATGACGCCAGAGAACATCTCTTGGAAGTAAGCGTAGATGCTCGCTTGACTCAAATTTCTGTACTTTTCGTCTGCTAGGATGCGGTTGTTCCATTCATCCAAGATCGATTCGTGTGAAAGCTTTGTATAGTCCATGCTCATATAGTATTTATCATAGAAGCCTCAGATAAATAATCGACAAACCTACTAAGAGGCAATAATGGGAAAAGTTGTAAAAATCATTATACAAGGCGTAACTAGTCAGAAGGCTCAAAAAGAGCTAGACGACATCACGAGATGCCGCAATGACATTCTCTACTTCGCTAAGAAGTGCATGATACTCACAACCGAGGGTCTCAAGCCTTTCGAGCCATATCCGTGGCAGGCGAGACTCCTGAAGAAGCTCACGATGACTCTCAACAGCAGAGATCTGGTCATGGCTGCTCGTCAGACCGGAAAGACGACTGTCGTAGCCATCTTCTTCCTGTGGTATGCGATGTTCCACAACGACAAGAATCTCTGGATTTTCTCTAGAAAGGAGATTGCAGCTAAAGAGATCATGCAGAAGATTCGTGAGATGTATGCTAATCTTCCGAAGCATCTTCGTTTTGAACTGAAGCACAACTCGAAGAGCTGGATCGAGTTCAGAGAGAATCATTCAAGAATCGGCTGTAGCGCACTCTCAGACAAATGGATCCACGGCCGATCACTCGACTATATCTGGATTGACGAGGCTGCATTCTGCCATGAGGGAGGAATGGATACGAAGTTCATCGCCTGCACCTTCCCAGTCTTCTCGACTACCAACACCGGAATGATCCTCACATCTACTCCGCACGGAACAGCGAACGAGTTCTATCAGCTCTGGCTCAAGTCGCCTGGAAACGGATTCAGACGCACGAAAGTCACGTGGGGTGATATTCCTGGCCGTGATGAGGACTGGAAGAAGAAAATGATCCGTGATAACGGACAGTTATTCTTCGACCAAGAGTTCGACTGCAAGATCCTGAGATCCAAGTTCTAGAGATTCTTGAAGTCGAAATCTTCGATTTTCATAGCGTCAGTGAGTGTGTTTATCTCATTGACGCTCTTTTTGCAGATTCCGTTCTGCCTCGACATGAAGAGCATGTTCCTAGTGTTCGCTAGATCGATCTCGTCCTGAATTCCGATGTGGAACATGCGGTTCATCTGGTTGGAGAGGTGCCAAGCTTCACGTTCTTCGAAGTAGCGCTCCTTGTTGCTGCGAGAGCAGATCTGGGCAGTCGGAATGTTCAGATCCTTAGCGAGCTGAGATGTGTACTTGCCCATGTTCGAGATGAAGTGAAGGAAGTGGGACGCTTCGTGAAGGAAGACTGCCATAGCTCGATTGTCGTTGAAGTGCAGCTTTCCGTCTCTGAGATAGTCCTTCGAGATGTAGAGGATGTTGACAAACTCTTTCGTTGTGAAGAAGCCGCCGATTCCGCGATCGTCGAGAATTGACTGATCCTGAAATACGATTGAGAAGAACTTAGAAGCGACGATCTTGCCACGGATGAAGTTCCATGCGACCATCATGCCCTTGTTGTCAGTGTCGATGTCGAGCATAGCGATCTTGGCTTTCGTGTAGATTATGCGGTTGTCTCTCATAGAAGCGGTCCTTTTGTTTGGTTTACGAGTAAAATATAGGATTTTCTCTGCAAATTGTAAACAGAAAAATTAAGATTTTCTCAATTTTAGGGGTTTAGAAATCTCACAGAAATGCCTATATTTACCATGTAAACAACAAAAGGACCAATTATGATAGAATACTCTCAAAAGGAAATCGACCTCAAGTTCGCCAACGCTGTCGACTACATGGGAGCTTTCATGCCCAACTTGATCAACTTCTACGCTCTCTTCACAAAGCGCGTGAACAACAAGATCAAGAGCATCAGAATTTGCTGCAAGACCGACATCACTCCAGTCTTCGAATATAACGAGAAGTGGATCTGCGAAATCGAACCGCACGCCTTCAACATGTTCCTCGTTATCGAGCTCTACCGCTTCATCTCTCATCACTGCACTCGCGGCAAGGAATTCGTCGGCGAGAACGCTTTCATCGCTTCTACTGCTCTCTGCAACGCTAAGGAACTCTCCAAGTTCATCATGGGCGCTCCTCAGGAGATTCTCGATCTCTTCGCAAAGGACGTTCCGAACAAGAAGCTCATCGAAGAACATCTTCATCAGAAGATCTCCAACAACGACTGGTACTTCGAAAACGTCTACGATCTGCTCACTCAGAATCAGCAGCAACAGCAACAGGAACAGGATCAGCAGAACCAACAGAGCCAGAACCAAGAAGGTGATGGCGAAGAAGATCAAGAAGAACAACAGGAACAGTCCGGAAGTCAGGGTAAGAACGAAGATCAACAGGACCAGCAAGACCAGAACGGTCAGGGCAGTAAGGATCAGGACCAAGACAAGGACGAAGATCAAAAGTCTCAGGGCGGCGCTGGTGACGGCGACGAAGATGAAGATGATTCTGACGAGGATTCCGACGAAGATTCGAACCCCTTCAACGGCAACGGCAAGAAGGACAAGGATGACAAGAAGGATTCCGACGACAAGCCGCAGAACGGTCAAGGAAGCGGTTCTGGCGACGAATCTGAAGAGGACGGAGAATCTGACGGCGAAGGCGAAGGTCAGCCTCAGAACGGCCAAAGCGGCGCAGGAAACGGCAAGCCTCAGCAGTCCGACTCTCAGCCGCAATCTCAAGACCAGAACATGAAGGACTGGGCTGAGTCTGGCGACGAAAACACGGAAGAATGGGGCGAGAACGACACGGTAGATCAGCTCGTCCGCGATGTTCTCGAAAACAAGTGCAAGCCGGAAAACTGGGGCGATCTCAGCGGCGACCAGATCGAAGAGATCATGCTCCAGAACAAGCGCAAGGCCAAGGTCGGTCCGATCATCAACGGATTCTCTAAGTCAATCCGCTGCCGCAAGAGGATCGGCACCAGAATGAGACTCAACAAGCGCTACGGCTTGGCTTTCATGGGTCACCGCTACAACCGCAAGTCTAAGGTTCTCTTCGCTATCGACTCTTCGGGCTCTATGTCTGAGGAAGATATCCGCAAGGGCTGCGAAATCCTTCACAACTTCCTCAAGACGACCGAGATCTGGGTTGCTTTCTGGGACGCTCAGATGATCGAACCATTCGAATACAAGAAGAACATCAAGAAGATGGAAGCTCCAGGTCGTGGCGGCACCAACCCCAAGTGCATCGGCGAATACATGGACGAACACAAGCTCGACTTCGATGGCGTCATCCTCTTCACCGACTGCATCTGGTCTTGGCAGAAGAAGAACATCGACTCTGAGATCTTCGTCATCTCCTCCGAAGAGAAGTACACGCTTCCGAAGTTCATCAAGCGCCACATCTCCTTCGACCACCTCGTCGAGGGCGCTGCTGCATAAAAAATTTGGATTTTCTTGAGAAAAGGGGTTTACAAGAACTCAAGAAAATCCTATATTTTACTTGTAAAAGATAACTGCCAAACTTCTCAAGGACCAAAACTATGGCATTAGCAAAAGTTACAATCGCTGAATTCACAGAACTCGCCCTCTGCTGCCCCGCAAATCAGACCATGCTCATCGTCGGCGACTTCGGTATTGGTAAGACCCAAGTCGTTCGCAAGGTCGCTAAGCTTTTGAAGCTCGACTGCGTGGAATATGACTGCACTCACCTCACTGACCCTGGCGACATTCTCGGTCTGCCCTGCATCGTCAACGGCAGAACCTGCTACAACCCGACTTCTTGGTACTCTCCGGACAAGCCGGTTCTTCTCTTCATCGACGAAGTCTTCCGTGCTGTGACCGAAGTTCGCGGTACTCTCATGCCGCTCACCCTCGAACAGAAGATCGCTGATCTCAAGCTCGCTCCCGGCTCCCGCATCATCTGCGCTGCTAACCCTCCCGGCTACCACGGCTACGAAGGTGAAGTTCCGGATGCTGCTCAGCTCTCCCGCTACGCTGCATACTGGCTCGATCCGACCTTCAACGAATGGATGGACAACGCTAAGGAAATCGGCTGCCATCAGGCTGTCATCGACTACCTCAACGACAACAAGCGTGACCTCGACACCTTCACTGGCAAGGGTGAAGAAGATGTCAACACGGAAGAACTCACGATGCGTCACTGCCGTCGTTCTTGGATCAAGCTCTCCGACAACCTCAAGTCCGCAGAACAGGTCAAGGGCTGCAAACTCGAACGCAAGTTCGTCATCCGCATCGCTTCTGGCTACATCGAAGGTCCTCTCGCTGTCAAGTTCGCTCCGTTCTACGAAAACTGCTCCACGGGCAAGAAGAACCTCACTGCTGAAAAGGTTCTCGATGACTGGGCAAACATTCAGAAGACGATGGGCTTGGACGAAGAAGGCAACCCGAACACTGTCGATCTTCCGACCGGCACCAAGCTCATCGGCGACATCAAGTATGTCGTCAAGGACGCTAAGAAGATTCCAGCTAAGTGGAAGAACAACTTCAACTCCTTCTTCCGCACTGGCCTCAACAAGGAAACTCAGGTCGCAGTCCTCAACGACATCATCTACAACGACATGATGAACTCCGAAGACTGGGTCTTCCAGATCTCCGACGATGAACTCCAGTCGTTCTACGAAGAGCTCATCGCTTCCAAGGTCGCTTAGGCCTTTCGGTCCCACCCTCACAATTGGTCCTTTTGTTTTACAGAGGGTGGGACCTCTTTCTACAAACAAAGAGCAGAGCCGCGAAGCTCTGCTCTTTTCTTTTATGACAGTAAGATCTTACAGATCCTTCAAGTCTTGTGCGTATTCATACCACTGGCGAGCGTCGAATTCTCGCTTTCTGTCGTTAGAGTAGCTCTTTCTCGGAGTCAAGAATCCCACGATTCTCGTGTACTGATCGGACACTGGCTCTCCACAGACTGGACAGACGTTCTGACCGACGAAAGCGTGATGATTCTTGCATACGTTGATCTTAGTGTTGAATGCGAAGTAGATAACTCCCTTAGAAGCGATCTTGTTCAGCATATCCCATGCGACATCTTTGCTCGGGAAGTTGCTCTCGATGTTGATGTGTGCGATAGCGCCACCTGAGCACATCCTATCGAGTACTGATGAGAGACGGATCTTCTCTTGGATAGTGCACTTCTCTTTGAGCGGGATCCACTGGTTAGAGTAGATGAAGTCGTCGTTTCTGTCGTAGAGAAGATTGTCCTTCTGGCAGAGAATCACAGCAGCTCTCTCAGCTGGGACAGACTCGATGTTGAAGCTGTATTTGTCAGTGAAGTTGTCCTTCACGTCGTTGATCACATCGAAGATCTTCTGAGCGAGCTTGATTCCCTCGTCACTGTAGCTCTTGTTTCCGAACTCATCTGTGTTGATGAATCCGAACTCCTTGATTGTCTCGTAGATGCCGAGAATGCCAACCGTGGAGTACTGGTGATTGATGTCGATGCCACCTTCGATGTAGTTAGGGAGAAGACCTCTCTGGACATTCTTAGTGATGATCTCGCGCTGAACATCGAGCAGCTTGCAGCAGAGCTCAGTTCTCTTGCGGAGAAGCTTTAGGAACGAGTTGATCCAAGAGATCTTTGAGTCTTCCTTCTCTTTCTTCGTCTCGATAGCGATTCGAACGAGGTTCATCGTGTTGACCTTGATCGATCCGATAGACAGAGAAGTACCACCGATGGAGTTCATGAAGCCCTTGAGCTTCGAAGTGTCGCTGAGAAGACGACAGCAGTTGCTCAATGTAGTGACATCTTCTGAGACGAAGAAGTTAGAGTCGTTCCACTTAGTGTTGTGGTCAGAGCACCATCTTGCGAACTCTTCATCAACGAACTTTCCGTCTTTGTACTGAAGAGAGAATGTCAAGACTGGGAACGTGAACATGTTCTCGCTGCGGATCTCGCTTACTGTCTCCATGAAGAGCTTCTGGTGAGCGATGAAATCTTCTACATGGTCGATGAAGAATGTTCCGTCTGGATATTCCATGCCACCGAAGAGAGCTTCGCAGTACTGACGGTCGAAGATTGACACGTTTACGAACGCCGTCTGGTCAATGCGCATAAAGGGCTGATTCAGGCGGTATATGAGCTTCTGGAAGGCCTGCTTGAGGTAACTCTCCGGGTCCTGAGTAAAGTAGCCCTGATCGACGTCTTTGCGCCAGAAATAGTAGGTCCAGACGAGAATGTTCGGAATACCCACAGCGCCAGAGCTTCTGTTGCTCATGAACGATACGAACTCGATCACATCATCAAGGAATGTTCCGAGATGCTTCGGAGGAACGTTGTTGTAGTTCTTGAGGAAGAATAGACCCTCCTTAGCGAGACGAGAGAGGTCGTATGCGAAGCAGTACCCCATGTAAGTGGAGGTGCATGCGTCGTGAAGATAGAATCCGCCGTTGTACTCCTGATTGAGCCATTCACGAGCAGTCTTGAGACCATACTTCTGCTTAAGCTCAAGGAACAGCTTGTTGAACGCGAAGATCTTGTCGAGCGGCTTGTCCTTCTCGTTCAGAAGAGCTCTGATGTCCTTCGTCGATGCGTTCGCGTTAGCGTCGATAGTCACATCTGCCGTGACTGCGTTCTTCGCTGTGAATGCGTCAATGAAGTCCGAGAAGTTCACGTTCTTCTCTGCGAATCCGTTGAGAATCTCAAAATCTTCACCGTAAGTCTCTTCGATGCTGTTGAGAGCCTTGTTGAAGTCCTTGTTGACCTTTAGCGGAATGTTGAAAATAGAATTGTTTACTGCCATATTGTTT